TTCGTTCATGATTTCAACTGAGAGAATATTAGCGAGTTCTGCTTCAGCATCAAGACCGTGAACTGCACGAAGATCTTGTGCAAGTTCAGTGGTGTATTCTGCCTTGAGAGCGCGTGAACGAGCTTGAACTGCGACACGCTCAATGCTGAATGCCATTTCACGGAAGTCTGAGGTTGATGGTGCTGCACCGAGAGTTTCAGCGGTGGAGGTCAACATACCACGGAATTGAGTGAAGGTATCGGGACGAACAAGGTAAGTAAGACCTGCTGAATTTGCAAAGCTCGTACCCATACCAGCAAATACACCAGCTGAAGAACCAGTGAGAAGGGTAGTGTAATTTTGACCGCCAGGACCAGATGCACCGCAGATACCAGAGAACTTGGCCCATGGTTCGTCAAAGAGTGCTTCAGTACCGCCAGTATAACCGTTGGTTTCGCTGCCGTAACGAGCACGCATTGCAAAGATAAGACCAGTTGGTGCGCTCATTGGTTGAACGCCTGCAATGTCATATGCAACAACATTGGGCATTGCGCGACGAACGAGTGAGATCAGAACTGGATCGTAACCAGCAAAGTTACCTGCTGAACCAACTTGACCTGCGTTGAAATTACCACCGATGCCGAGTCCTGCACCGCCGAGGTTACTTTCAAAGAGGTTTCCAGCTGCTCTTTCTTCTCTCATTGCATTGACTTGATTCTCAAGAAGAACTGCGGTTACGCGCTTCTTGTGAAGGTCTTGGATGTTGGGAAGATCGTTGTGTTCTAGAACGGGGGACCATTTCTCTACGAGTGAGTCATATGGTGAAGTTTGATTAAATTCGAATGACATTTTATATTCTCTCCTTAAATTCTTTTATATTTATTATTTTACAATTTTTAGATGTAATTGTCCTTGACGATACCTGGGTTAATTAAACCAGCAAGACGAGATGCTGCTGGAGTTGAATGTACTCTTTCAACTTTTGGTTGATTCTTTTGCATTAGACTAATTGTGCTGACAATTGATTCCATCATAGGATCTGCATTTTCGGATCCTACAAATGAAGATGATTGTTCAGACAATGCAACTTGTGGTGCATATGCTTGTGCTGCATATTGTGGTGCTTGGTGTGGAGCAACTGGTTGTGGTCTTCTATTGAAATATGATTCTCTGAGAAGAGCTACTTTTCCGCGATATTGATCGACGCTGTCGAATTCAATACCTTCAGAAAGTTTAGCAAGTTTCTCGACTTGAGTTGCTGCTAGACCATTTGCTTCCTCCATGAATGCTTCAGCGCACATATGTGCCTTGATCTCATTCTTGAGTTGCATGTTCTGCTTAATTGAGTTATTGAGATTCTCTTGGAGTTCTTCATTTGCTTGGAAGATATCATCAATAACATCATACTTCTCTTGGGGAACATCGATGAATGAATTCTCAAAGAGGTTCTTAAGACCCATGATGAAGTTTTCTGCGATTTCAGTACGAAGACCGCGCTCGACAGCAACCTTATTATTTTCCATCCATTCTGTGATGACATAATCAAGATAACCATCTACTTGCTCGACAAGATCGTGTCCATTGGAAACAACTTGTTCTTCGATGATTTCTGATGCTGCTTGAAGAATGTGTGCTTCGATAAGTTCAACCTTCTCTGCAATTGCTGCTTCAAAGATGGTTTTTGCCTTGAACTTGAAGTCTTCGCTGAGATTCTCTCCGTCAAAAAGACTTGCAAGATAATCGATGCTTTCTTGTGCGGGTGCTGCTTTCTTTTTCTTTCCCTTGCCATTGCCAGCACTAAGAGTTGATTGATTTCCTTGTGCTATTTTAGTATCTGAGATTGGAGGAGCAATTACTGCTCCCTTTCCAGATGCATCACTATAAAGTTGGGTTGACGAATATTCTGCGTATGGGTTTGATTCTGCCATGTTTTTCTCCACTTTTTCTAAAAACTATTTAGATTATTTAATATTTAGACACTGTATGACTAGATTATGAATAATTTTTTAATATTAGGGTATACTTTTTCTCATGTACCTAAGAACATTTGCTGTTTGATTTGGTGTTCTTGGGGTAGTAAGTACATTAAATGAGTCAATTGCATGAGAAGCATATTCTTGTTTTAATCTTTCAGATGATCGTTGAAGTGCTCCGATATTGGGATTTATCTTTCCAAGAGTGGCAATTTTTGCCTCTAGATCAATCCTATCTGGATGCATTGGAGGAAAATTAGTTAAAATATTATGAACATCCTTTTCCTTCATTCCCAATTCTGTTGCATAATGGGAATGTAGAACAGTGTCTTCAATTCTTCTTCTATTTTTCTCTGCATTGACATTTGCTGCTAAATTTGTTTCATGCGCAGCACTTAATGCACGATTGAACATTTCCTGTCCAAATAGACCAGTTTTTCTTGCCATATTCTTGAAGAAACCTTCTTGAATATTTTTAGACATAGAAGGAATAGAACTGCGAAGTGCATGTTCTACTTCTTCATATAGTTTTTGGTCTTGATTGGTTATGTTCTTCATAGTCTTCTTAAGAAGTCTGAGAACAATTTAATTGCATTTTCTTCCAGATGTCTTCTTGGAGTTGCCTTAAGTTGTCTCTCGTAATTTGCAATTTCTCTTTCGACAAGAAGACCGTTATCCCAGATCCATTCCTTGCCTTCAAGAATACCATTTACGAATGCATTTGGAGCAGAAGGATCTGCAACAATATCGATTGCAGCAAGAGTGAAGTCTTCCTTTACATAATTTACACCACCACGATTTTCAAGACTTCCCATTCCTCTTGAAGAAACACCAAGTTGTGCTCCTTCGTCAATCAAGTTCTTGACGATCTTGCCCATGGGGGTATCAAGAATTTTTGCCTTACCTTTTATTTGTTTGCCTTCTTTAACAAGACCAACGACCATATGAGATACACGGTCAAGGTTAACCGTTGGACCTTCTGGGTGATTCAATTCTCCGAGAGCTCTGTTCTTGTTGACATATTCTTTAATATAACGATTTGTTTCTTTGTCAAGAACATTTTCGCTGTAGAGTCTTTTATTACGATTAACAACACCAGACTCCATCATTACACCAGTTAGGTAATAAGTCTTTCCACCATCTTTGGCAGATTCAACTATTGGTTGTACATCTTCGGTTGTTTCTGTAATAAGTCTCATTCAGTTTCCTTGTCTTCTTCTTCCTCAGAATCATCTTCTTCAGAGTCTTCTTCGTCTTTTTTCTTCTTGTGCTTTTTCTCGCCTTCGGTAAGAGCATCAAGATACTCATTGGCAATATCAGCAATTTCTTCTTCAGAAAGCATCTCGCCAGTTTCCTCTTGAATCTCTTGAACGATAGAATTTACTTCGCTCTCAAATTGTTCAACAATGGCATTTAATTCTTCATCAGAATCAGTGCTCTCATTGGTCTTTTTCTTTTTCTTAAGAAGTTTGAAGTCTTGTGCATCAATTTTGCCATTTTTATTGGCATCAAGTTTATCTTGCTTACCATGAAGTCCTTTGGATGCTTCATTAAAAACAGTTGGTGCAAAATCGACTAGTTTGTCTTCTAGAGCAGTTCCAAGTTTCTCTAAAAGTGCCTCATTGATGAGTTTCTTTGCTTCGATTAGGTCTTCTTTGAGAAATGCTGCTAAAATTTGCTTTGAATCTGCCATGTTTATCTCCTATTTATTATATAGTATTATTTTTGTTCCTGTTGATCTAGAAGTCCTAATTGCTGCATCTGTAACTGCTGTTGCAATTGCTTCTGACGATCCTGATCCATTTCCATATTCATCTTGGTTATTTCTTCATCGGTTTGTTTCAGAATATTTTTTCTGATATAATTTGTCGAGAAGAATACACCATTGTAATTTCCAAGAGTATTCAACATCTCAACTCGTTCACGGAGAATTTCATTTTCCTTGAGTTCGTTGAAATATGAATCCTTGCTGAAAATTATATTGATGTCTTGATATATTGCAGTCCAATCTTCTTCCGTGAGAATACCACGAAGAAGACATTGCTTCTTGAGAATATCAAGGAAGACATAAGAAAACTTATTTTGAAGTCTTTCTATGAATTTATAGAACTTTACTTCATCTCTTGTTATTTCGCTGCTTCTTCCAAGATTGAATCCTGTCTGGACTTCCATTCTTGTCAATGGAACATTTAATGCTCTGTATACTTTTCTGAGAAGATACTCGACATCTTCCATTTCTCCAAGTCCCTGACCACCAGGAAGAGTCTGAATTTCAGTACCTTTTCCACCTTCGCGACGAGGCAACCAATAATCTTCCAACATTGACATGTGGTTTCTTTGGTCTTTAATTTCACCACTTGATGAATCGTATGTAAGTTTATTTCTATAACGATTCATTAGTGTTTTGATATATTCTTCCGCCTTCGCCTTTGGAAGATTTCCAACATCAATATAAAATACTCTTCTTTCTGGTGCTCTGGCGATACGGTAAACTACCATTGCATCTTCAGTTTGACGAAGCATATTTAGTGGTCGAATTGCCTTGTGAAGATGTCCAACTACTCTTTTTGCAGTCTGGTCAATATAACCAGAATGACAATAAGTAATGGAATCTGTAGTGATCTTTACACCAGTAGCATTGGTTGTTGCAAGCATACTGCTACTGACTTCAAAGTCGGTATAGACATAATATTCGTCTACCTTCTTGACTACTGGAACGGTAGTATTTTGAATTCTCTTTACTTCTTTTTGAACTTTTCGAATCTTTTTGATCTTAATTGGATCGATTGCTCTCAGTTCAGTGATACCTTTTTCTGGATGTTCAACATCGATTATATTTTGAAAAAATATTCTACCATCGACATACCAGCGTCTAAAGATATCATGTCCTCT